CTAATCACTGGAGGGGGGAAACTAACTTGCCGTGATATGAGCCTTCCCCTACTGCGATGTTCAGCCCCCCAGGATACCGCTAATCCCGTATTTGCTACTACCATATTAACTCCTTATGCACTTGCCGTAAGCCCTAAGTTTTCCAGTACAACCAATATAGCGTTTACTGCCGTAGCGTCGTCCCCAGCACTATTGGCTATATGGGATGCTTGAATTACGGGGGCAACATTGAAAAAACCTAACTTTTGATTAGTAGCAGTCCCAATCTTTGTGCCAGTAGTAGTGTTTAGGATTATATTCTTAGCGTCTGCCATAGTCACATCCCCCCCCGACGTAGCACCTAACGGGAAATTAAGCGTAGCGGTATCTCCGTCAAGCCAGATTAAACCTTGACTATGCCCGCCATCATTTACCGCAAAGAGCATATCACCATCAGCAGTTACATTAGAAACTATCAATGAGTTAGCGGCTAGTGCGGGTGTTACAGGTGTACCTATTAAGACATTCGTTAAGGCTGTGTTGGCGGTTAGAGTGGCTGTGCGGAGGAGTTGGGCGATATCCTTGCTCGTCCCCAATGTAAACAGAATATTGTCCAGCACATCAGGGGTAGCAGTTGATGCAAGCCTGTTTGCTGTACTCGAAGTTATTGCTGTTGCGCCGAACATTTCCCAACCTCCTTGGCTCCATTCAAACTAGCCTCAAGTTTGTCAAGTACCTCAAGCTCCACATCTAGTTTTAATAGTTGCTGATTTACTTGGTTTGACTGAGCCTGTAAACTTTGGGCTTGACTGTTTATCATTTGTTTTTGTTTTTCAAGAGCTTGGGATTCTTTTACCATCTCAAGCCGTCTATTTGACAGATACATTTTTATATTCATCTTTACACCACATTCCTAATCCAAGTTACTTCTAGCGTATCTGTACCAGCAGCTAATACAGCCTCTATAGCCCCAGTAGCACGCCTGTCGAAGCTGAATGGGTATTCTTGCCCCGCCCTGAAGTAACCCCTGTTGGTATCCTTGTTTAGCGACCAGATGTTTTGAATTTCAGTGTCAGCATCTAATGCCGCACTCCACTTACACTGCACCCAAAAGCCATTAACCCCAGGAGCGTCTGTATCGGTGATGCTCATATTATCAGCACTTGAGCCACCAAGATGTGCAGCCAGCCAATCTGTTTTATCAGCAAAGGTTATTGAGCCATCCTGCCCGAAGCTAGCCCCACCATTATCAGTGCCGTCTGTGTCGGAACTGTCTGCCCACGTAGCATCGTTTTTCCAATAATTAACTGTTATTGTGGAGGCGTTTGCATTGACAGAAGAATCGTTCATATCAACCCTAAACCCCCCTGTTCTATCCGAGAAGCAGATATATAACCTATCAGACGTGGTTAAACTATCAAGGGTTGTCCCCGTGCCTCCAGTTGTTCTGTCACTCAGGCTAACAGTTAAATCAATAAATCGTGAGCCTGCCGCCGCCGAAGCATCATAGAAATAAATCGCTCTAACGGCGGGGTTGATGTGTAGTCTGAAATCTGTAGCTGGATTATAGATAAGGGCTTGTTTGGTTTCAATGCCAGGCATTCCCAAACTAGCCAAACTTGTTGATAGAGCTAGTGTTTCACCGTAAACATTCACCGCTCCTGCTGGATATATTGCACTCATTTTCTCCTCCTTGTTAGATAGTTAGTTCTGAGGGTTTAAGATGTTATTATTCTATTAATTCTAAAACCTTATCCGCTTCTTTGAAATAGTTATCCTTTATTTCTTCAGGTAAATCCTGCCAAGCGCCATATAACATCTTGGCTCCACCCTCAATAGTGGCTTTAACAACAACATCAAAAAATAGATAAGCTATCTGTTCCCTTGCTATTGAAGTCTCTTTTGCCTTTGGTTTAGTTGCTGTTACCATATCCCCTCCTTGTTCTTGGGGGAGTATTCTACGCCCTCCCCCAAGGCTTATTCTTTTTACGCTGGTTTTCCTTCTGCCCACATATGATTTACAGGAAAGATAATCTTTTTAACACTTCCCCCGCATTGTGGACACTTTGGCTCTTTATCGTTAAACGATAATTTAATCTCAAACCTATGCCCGCACTTATTACACGCAAACTCATATATTGGCATTAAGCCTCCACTAAATCTAGTTGTACTGTCAGGTCTTCGCCTGCTGTCTCGGAGCTAATCTGGTCTATATCAAGGGTTATGATAGAACCCTCCCTCAAGACATCTTCGGGTATGGTGGTAAAGGTATGTTCCTGAAGGTCGTCTGGCAGGGCAGGTTTCATAGTGCCGAAGATACTTACGCCGTCATCGTTAATATCAACGACAATCGGTTGCCCAGATGAAGGAACTTTAGCCCTTAGATATACATTTTGGGGCACGCAGTCCCTATCTAGGCGGTAAGCACCCCCTACCTCAGTTGGATTGCCCCCATACTCAGATATTCTTCCTTTGAGAAACCATCTCAATGTAAGGCACATAATTAGCCCTCCTTATCGCAGGTCGTCAGCTGTTAGTTCTGCCCAAACAAGATACGGTAGATATTTCTGGTCGGTAGTTCCAGTGTAACCATAGACCAAAAGACCAGCACCCGAATTCAATATGAATGGGTCAGCTAACATATCTAGCTCGAAGACGCAACCACGATTAAACCCAAGTCCACCAGTGCCAGATACAGGATTATCAGCCTGAGTAGCAAGAACAGTGCTAACATAATCTGCATTGGTTAAGGCAGAGGAGGTGCAAGTATAAGTCGCTGCTGACTGGGGGCTTCCCGTGTTACCCGACAATTTGTTCTGGATGGCTGTAAACGCTGTTCCAGAAACCGAAAGTGTGGTCGCACAATCAGAAGCAGCCCTAGTTACGGCAACCTGTAGTTGGTTTAATGCCCCACCCTCTGTATGGGTACTCATTCTTACTAGGATAGGCACCACTAATACACTTGAGCTAGCGGGTGCCACTAGGGCAAAGGTAGGAGTAAGGTCATCTAGTGCCGCAGCCGAGTCAACACCCGCATTCTCAGCCCCAACACCAGCACACCATACCTTCCCCTCAGCTACCCATTTGAGTAAGCTCGGTGTGACTACTTGGTCTCTATTAATAGTAACATATCCTGCTTTGGCGACATCGTTTCTATCCTTGAAATCAGCCATTTTTACATTTTCCTCCTATTTTAGTATGCAGGTACTTCCTCGTTTCTCAAGGCTATATTTTCAGCCTCAAGTAAAGTGACTCTACCCGCCAAAGTCACTATTTCTTCTTGTAGGCAAGTAATCTTCTCAGCTTGTTTTTTTAGTTGTCGTTCCACTTGGGTATTATGCATACCCCGAATCGGAAGTAGTTTGAGGTTTTCTATTCGGTTATCTGTTTTTATACCATTCTTATGATGCACAACCTCCCAAGGTAATAGACAACGATTAAGAGATTTTGCCATAACTAATCTATGTTCTTTGATATAACCTCCCCCCGTGAAGCCTTTATGAGAAGGGTAAGCCATAGGAAAGAAAAAGTCGGTTTTGTCTACATAAACTTCTATGTAACCGTGCTTTGCTTTTTTCCTTCCCCCACGCCAATGAACACTTTGATTAGCCCAGCGATATTTACCCGCACAAGACCTACAACGCAGAAATTTTGGATTACCGTTAGATAGTATAACCCATCTTTCTTTGCCACAATCTGTACAAGCATGCCATATCCTTGTCACTTTACCTGTTCTATAGCTTTTATCGCCTATTTCTGACATCTTTAATCTCCCAAAGGTCAATAACGGCTGGGTTGCCCGCCATTTGTGCAGTTGTATTGTCCGTGAAGAAGTCGTCCTGGCTTGCACAAAAACCCAAGGCGTTAATGCGGTGCCACCCTCTATGCCATTGGCGTGTCCTGCGACTTGCGTCCCATTGATATATGCCGACACACTATCACCCTCTACTCTTACTGCTATCCTGTAAGTGGCTGATGCGGTTGGGACGAATGCGGTAATATCCTGTGTTGCCACACCCGTTCCGCCTTTAGCGGAAATAAAAGCAAAGTTAGTGTCGTCATCGGTATCAAAACAAACCACAGCACAATCAGTAGCTGTAAAAGTGGGTGTCGTTTTAGCGTTGATAGCACCAGAATCGTCATCAGCATCAGACAACCCCACCTCAAACTTCATCGTGGTGATAGCCGCTGGTAGTTTGATGATAAACTCCGCTAGAACACCTCGGTCTCCAGTAAACTGAAGCCCCATCCCTTGACCAGCGTACCCATCATTGTCGGTACCACTAATAAGGTCAAGGTATCCGTTCGCGTTATGTTCCGTGAAGGTAACTGCCGCAGATGTTCCATTGGTTTTAGCCGCAGGATATTCGTCTAACAGCGTGTCCCCCCAGAACTTATCCTCAAACATATCGTAGTCAAAAGAACCTGGAATCCAAAGGTCTCTGGCGAAGCCAATGCTTGTTTTCTGCCCTATCAACTCACCACTAGGAAAGGGAATCGGTAAGCTCATATTTTCCTCCTTACTCTACTAGAGTCATCCCCTTCAGTTGCATACTGGGAACCAGAATATCGGGTATACTCTCTCTTATAATCGCTGGTCTCCTTGACACAAAAGCGAGGATGTCGTATCGCCGTCTGCCTCTTTCTGGTAATCTATTACTTACCTGTGGTTTTAGCATCTCTTTTACTGTAAAACCCTGTCCTTCTAAAACCCTACCAAAGCGTGCCATATACTTGCTGGCTTGAAACTGCACTTGACTATCAGAAGTACCATCGGGGACAGTAAAGGTTGCCCTCTCCCATAGACCACCATCAATAAGCGTTCGGTCAATCATTACTTGCCATCCACCTCTCGACCAAAGGCGCTCTTAACCATCTTTCTGCCATAAACCAGATAACCCACAACCTGATTGAATAGACCATCTTCAACGTTGAGGTCTTTTACAATCTTCACATTTTGCTGTGAGGCGAATGCGATAGCTTCCGTCTGGAAAACAGCATTCTTTTTGCCTGAAGTTCCAGCCTTAAGGTTATTGGACATATAGCAATTAAGGGTAAGAATTTTGCCCATATACCCAGGACTTGTATCGCCCTCAACCTTGCCCATAACACTTGAGTAAAGCTGGTTTCTAAGCACATCAATCTGGATTATTGATGCTCTGGTGGCGGGACTCATAACGAAGTTCCTGCCCTCTGGAGATACGTTGTTATCGTTAAGATTAGTCTCAGCCTGTAGGATTACAGCCTCGCTAACATCCACATTGTCAGTCCCAATTGCGGTAAATGCATCAAACCCATTGGTGCCGTCAGAAGCCAAATCATAGTCCACATACAGTGCTAGCGCTTGCCCGATACCCTCAGTCAGCAGGGTATCATAGTTAGACATAGTCTGTAGAGACATTTCAACGGGCATTCTGTAAGCGTCTATCGCCATTTTGTCAACCACTAGCTGAGTCTGTGATTCAGTGTTGGCATTCCAAGTTAGTGATGCCCCAGTTCCAAAAGTGCTTCGTGCCGTAACATCACTTCTTTGGTTCTGAGTAAACCCAGGAATATTAACTGTGTCTCCCTTGCCTACACCGATTTCAGGTTCCCATCTATGGTCTAGTAATGGCACTATTACTGTATTGCTACGATAAGTTACAGTTGCTAACTCGCTCCAAACCTCGGGCAAGTAAGTAGCCATAGTAGTAGCAGTCATATCAGCCATTTATTTTCCTCCAGTGCACTCTCTTATCCCTTTTTGCACTCTCTTATCCCTTTTTAGCGGCTTCAAGGAGTGCCTTTTTATGTTCTTTTAGTTTTTTTATACCCATCTCCCTTGTATCCATCTTCAGTAAGGCTTCAAGTGATGGGCTAGCCCCCCCAGAGGGGACTCCATCGTGAGTCTTGAAACCAGGAGTCTTTTCCAACGCTTTGAGAAGTGCCCTCTGTACTCTAGGGTCGTCTTCACTAAGCTCTTCTTCTTCTGGTTTCACTTCTTTTTTCTCCTCTTTAGGTTTGGCACTTTTGATAACACGGGTGGCTCTACCCTTAGCTCTGTCAAAGTTACCATCAGACATATTAGCAATTTGGAGAGCATCCCAGATACCATCACATTGTATACTATCTGG